GATCATTTCGATTTTCTACAAAATAAAACAATCAAAGATATTGGCGCTGATTACTTCGATGGTAAAAATTATTTGGTTATTTTACTATCTGATGGCTCTGTTGCTTATATATCTAGCGGCAACAATGATGGTAGCCTTTATTTGGCTATTGAAAAGCATCTTATCAATTAGTAGAAAGAAATGAAAATGAATATGGAAGAACATACAAAGCATTTATTAGATACAGTTTCGGGAATTACTGCTCTTGGTGCAGTAATGAAATTTTTACCAGCAATAGCGGCTTTATTATCAATAGTTTGGTATTGCATTAGAATTTATGAGTGGGCGCGTTTAAAAATTAAAAAATAAAACGATGCCTTTAAAAGACAAAAGCAATCGATGTCAGTATTTAAGAGATTGGAAGGCAATCAATCGCGAAAAAAATTTATTTCAACAAGCGCAACACCGAGCAAAAACTAAAGGTATTGCGTTTGATATAGAAGTATCAGACATAGTTATCCCTAAAATTTGTCCTATTCTTGGACTTCCCTTAAAAAAATCGGTTGATGGAAATAGAGATTTAAGTCCTAGCCTTGATAGAATAGATAATTCTAAAGGTTATACAAAAGGCAACATTCAAGTAATATCATCTAAAGCTAATACAATGAAACATAATGCTGATAAAGAAGATTTAATTAACTTTTCTAATTGGGTAAAGGAAAATTATGGCAAATAAATATAGTGAAGCAGGTAAAGGTTCAACTAATAAACTTAAACAAAAAAACTTGTATGACGAGAATTACGAAAAGATTTGGGGCAATAAAAAGAATAAACTTTATGAAGAACGCTATTATGATTCCGATGAAACAACTTCATGGGATCAAGATAAGATTGATATGATTGGCCTTAATGATAATACAGGCGATCATTACATTAAATAAAAAAGGGGCATAAAGCCCCTTAATTATTGGTGGATAAGTTTTTCTGAAGAACGCTATTCACCTTATTTAAAATAACTATTTATTCATTACATACATAGTTACTTCAAAGCCAAAACGCATTTCTGTTGCTGAAGGTGTAGTCCACATAATAAGCTCCTAAAGTTATATAGAATTTTCATTCTATAAACTTATTGTTTCATATTGAGTGAAAACAAACCTCAAGAAAATCATTAAAATGGTAGGTCAGCTTTATCTGATCCATTTATTGAAGTTACTTCAGCTTTAGGTTGCGGTTCTCTCATTGTTACCCAGCCGTCAAAATTGACAGGAATAGATTCTATGAGAAGTGAAATGCCACCTTGTTTATTCGACATTGCCACACCGACTTTAGTCCAGCGAGCTTTTGTTTCGCCTTCTTTGTTTACATACTCGCCTGTTTTAGCGATTAGATCATGGGTTATTGCCATTTTGTATTTCCTTTAAGTTATTAACGATAGTTTCTATTTCAGACAAAAAGGCGATCACCGCAGTTTGCATGGTTTGGATGTATTCATCATCTCGATAAATACGCTTTACGAATCCTTGTAAATGATCGGGCATATCAGGATCATAAGATACAAGGTCGCAAAATTCTCTTTTTTCATTTCCATTAGAACCAGGCACGCAAGCTAATTGCCATTGCACCTGGTCATAATATTGTTCTAATTGTTTACCGCCTGTTAGGATATTATCTAAATGGTTTTCAGGATTGGGTATTTTAATTTCAATTAAGGAATTGGTTGCATCAACTAATCCGTCAGGCGAGCATTGGCCACCTTCAATAGTAGGGTGTAAAACGATTGCTACCTGATCCACAAAGGTATTATATTTAACTTCATACCATGCCCTAGCCATTGGCTCTAAATCAATTCCTCTTTGCATTGCAGGGGTTTTATAAGTTTCTAATTTTTTACCTGTCAATCTTTCCCTAATAAGCTCATTCTTATATTTTCTTTTAGTTAAAGATTCAGCACCACTTCGACCTTCAGTTAAAAGATCACAGATACGACTACCACCAATGCGGCCTATTCTTAAAGCCATCCAGGATGGTGATCCCTGCTCTATACCCCTAATTATTCTATTCATAATTTAGGGCTTTGAATTTTGCCATAAAGAGGGGCTAATAAGTATTTATCACCAAGTTTTCTTTTAAGGGCTTCTATTCTTGTTTTACGAGCTTCTATAGCCATTAATTCTTGATCTGAATAAGGTAGCTTTACTCCGTAAAAATTACTGTTTCTTGATCCGTCAATCATGAGCAATCCTTTTCTCTAGCTTCTATCATTGCATCGGCATAAGCATAGGCATTAATTTCGATCCATCCTGTCATAGCGCCGCCAGCATCAATAAGTCTTTTTTCTAATTTTGGATTTGATAAAAGACCTAACATAGCTTGGGCCGCAAAGTAATCTCTTAATTCTATATTTTTCATAGCTCCGCCTTTCTTTTATCTTTAGCTTCAATAACCATTTTAGATAAGGTGCGATCATTCTTAACTTCACCCATTACAAAATTATAATTTGCCTGGAGTTCTTCTAAAGTTTCAGATTGATTAATTCTTTGAAGATAATCTGCGGCATTAAGAACTGCGGATTGGCCATCGTCATCGTCAGCATAAAGAGCAAGAAAACTAGAAATAGAATATCTGCGAATATAACTAACGCAACTACCTAATGCCTGGCTATCTTGTTTTTGTAAAGGACATACGGCAGTATCTTCCAGCCATTCACCCGAACTATGCAATAAACGAGTGGTTAGATGAAGTTTATTATCATCGGAAGGGCTTAATGATTGAAGGATAGCAATACCATTATTATTGAGTGGCGCTTTAACGGCATCAATAACTGAATTAATATTGGCATACTTGGATTTGTAATGAGGATTAGTTGAATCTTTAACGGCAAATCTAATTTCTTTTTGCGCCGCTACTAAAGCTTCAGCTATATGTTTAATGCTATCTGATGTTTTCATCTTATCTTGTCCTAAAAAGTTTCGTTAAATTACATGCGATATTGTATCTTCATACGCCCATTTCGCAAAAGTATTTGTTTCATAGTTTTCAGCTATAAACTTTGCAATGCTTTTAATTTCCGCATCGTATAAATCTTTAATGCGGCCAATCTTATCATCTTTACGATCATAAAGAATATTCTTTACTTGATTTTGAATTGTAACTTCATCGTAAAAATCAGAAAAGACTTCGGCATTAAAAGTAATATGATGCTCAATAAGCTCTTGTAAAGAGATATGAGGTTCTAGGTCTAAAAAATCAGGATCAGGATTCATCATGGTGCGAATATGAATCTTGTGTTGCATCTCTTGTTCTTGGTTGCTCATAGAAGCTCCAGTAACTTGTTGATTTATGGGTATTTTAAACCCATCTTCTTGTTTTGGCAACATATTATTTACCCAACCATTCAAAAACCATTGGAGTTAAGATATAAAGGCAAATAGCAAACCAAGCCCAAAATGCCGTAGCAAATATACATCCAAGAATTAAGTCTTTTTTCATTTTGTCTTATCCTTTCTTATTCAATTTCTGATTTATAGGGATCAATTTGTGTTTGCACATACTCGTAATTACCACTTTGCGAATTATGCTTGAGTTTTGAATTGGGTGCAACAAATTCGTATTTGTCAGCAGTCCAATTATATTTAAGCTTGGCATCTTTAGGGGCGTAGTTATATTTGTTTTCAACCCAATTATAACGAAGCTTTGGTGATTCGCCTGCGAATGAAGCGATTGGTAGTGCTATTAATAGTGCGGTTAGTAGTTTCATATCGTTTCCTTTAAAAAAAGGGTGGCTTATGCCATCCCTTTAGTTATATTAAAAGAAGTTTTGCCTTTTAGCAACTCAAAAGCAATCCAACCTAATTGATTATTTAAATCAGCAAAGTTTTTTAAATTCTTTTGCATTAAAGTTCTAGTTGATTCGTTATTAAATTCTTGGTCTGTTATTTTGCGAGCATTTTCTAGCTCTTTATTGACTGCAATCATTACTGTTGCAAGTTGGCTTTGGTTAAGTGTTAATTTTACTGTTTCCATTTTAGTTTCCTTTAAGTTTCGTTAATATTGTGTTGCTAGGTGTTAATATATACCTATCAATAATTATTTCAAGCTTTTTTAAATATATTTATGAAAAATAATGAACACCTGGCACAGACTTTGCTTATTAAATGGTTTAGGCTTCAATACCCATTAATGGCCAAATGTTTATGGGCTATCCCAAACGGGGGTGCTAGGCATATCGGAACGGCTATTAAACTTAAACAAGAGGGGGTTACCGCAGGCGTGGCCGATTTGTTCCTTATGATTCCAGCAAATGGCCTTCATGGGCTATTTATAGAGATGAAGAAGGATAAAAGTGCAAGATTACAACAAAACCAGGAACAGTTCCTTACTTTAGCAGAATCAATGGGTTATGGTGCTGAAGTGGCCTATGGATTTGAGGAAGGTCAAAAAATAATACAAAAATACTTGCGCGAAACCTAAAAACTGGTTAATAATAAAAAAGACAAGATAAAAGAAGGGAAGCTAATTGCATTACTATCAACACAATATATCAGATTACAGAGCTGACACAGGCCATCTAACCTTGTTAGAGCATGGTTGTTATCATCAACTGCTTGATCAATATTATCTTAATGAAGAACCACTCCCATTAGATATAGACAAAATATTCCGATTACTTACTGCTAGGACACAAGATGAAAAGGATGCTATTAAAAATGTGCTTAAAGATTTCTTTGTGGAAACTGAAGCTGGTTTTATTCAAAGAAGGTGTGATAATGAGATTAAATTCTATCACGAACGGATAGATTCAGCAGTTGCCGCAGGCCGTAAGAGTGCCGAGAAACGGGCTAATTCCAACGGGCGTTCAACGCTGGTTCAACGGGCGTTCAACCAACTAATAACTAATAACCAAGAACCAATAACTAATAACCATAAAGATATATCCTCTGATTTTGATATTTTTTGGCAGGCATATCCTCGTAAAGAGGGAAAGCAGTCAGCAAAAAAGATTTGGAATACGACAAGACCTAGTTTACAAGATGTTCTTTTTACCCTTGCTTGGCAGAAAGAAAGCAAGCAATGGTTTGAGAAGGGTGGGCAATTTATTCCTATGGCAAGCACTTATTTACGCCAAATGCGTTACATGGATGAAAAGCCTGTATCAGTAACATTTTAGGAAAGAAGAATGATCAATGAAATTTTATGCTTACAAGCTCTTATGTGGGGTGAAGCAAGGGGTGAAGGCAATATGGGCATGGTTGCAACGGCTTATACTGCAATTAACCGCAAAGCCGATCCAAATTATCCAAAAACTATTTGTGAAATAATTAGACAACCTAAACAATATCAATTTATTGATTATGGAATGCCTACACAAACGCAGATAGCATATTTAGAGCCGCTTGCAAAAGCGATTTTAGAAAAAAGGATAAGTGATCCAACAAGGGGCGCAAAATGGTTTCATACTAAAAATATAAAACCATATTGGGCTAAAGATAAAACGATTAAACTATCTTACAATAATCACATTTTTTATTAGATAAGAAAAGGACAGTATATGACAACAAATAATAATATGGCTTCTCTTGAGCTTTGGGTGAAACAGTTACAAGGATCAGTCGATGTTCAAGAGATAGCCAAAACTAAACCAGCACCAATTCAAGATGTAATAGCTCCGTATTCCGTATTTTTAAGGCATTATGATAAAGTTGGACTTTGTGCGGCTACAAATAAAAGACGCGCTAGTCGATGTAATGTAGAATTTGTATTTGATGGCAATACCCGTAAACTTAAAAGCGTTCAACTAATTAATCAAGATGAAGAATAAAGAACCCGATACTAAAGAATGGCTTTTAAAAGTCCACAGACAAACTCAAACTGATCTTGAGTATAGAAAAGCATTGGCTAGAGATGTTAATGAGCTGGTAGAAGCTTTAGATTGGATAGTAGAAGGTTTAACTCAAGGCGATTCAAGATTTGACGAAATACCTTGTGTTAGAAATGCAAAGGTTATATTAGAAAAACTTAAAGGATAAGACATTATGGAAACTATTAAAGCTTGGCTAATAGAAGAATACGATAATCATAATAATCTTGTATGGAAAATGATTTCATTTTTTCCGCCTGACACTTTGCAATGGATGTCAGACATTCGCGGTAAAAAGCATAATTTAGTTATATCAGAGCTTGGAGTTATAAATTCTAAAAAAATTGACGGAGTTGAAAAAAAATATGATTCTAGCAAATTTGTGGTTGGCCTTTAAAATTGTTGGTTTTATTTTGTGGGCGGTTATATTCCTGGTTGTTTCACTCGTCTTATTTTACTTGTGGGAAGAATTTAATAACTAGAATTTTAGATTTTGCAATTAAAATATTAATTATTAACGGAGCTTTTGGTTTATTACTTGGAATATCTTTAGTGATAGAATTAACATTTATCCGATGAATTACACAATGGAAGTATTGTTTAGGTATTTAGTCTTTGATGACTTTGGCGAACCGCATAAAAGGTTTAGGACAAAACATGAAGCTGAAACTTATATTATTAATAAACCTGATCACAAGATTGAACGCTTACCACCTCAATCAAAAGAAAATGTATTTGATTTAATAACAGACGAGCCACCATTTTGAGCCATATACTAATTATTATTACAGGACTTATTTACTCATATATCAGCATTGAACAATTTTATCTTGGCAACAATGGAATGAGTGTTTGTTATTTTGGCTACGCATTAGGTAATGTTGGCCTGTATATGATGGCTAAATAAAAGGATTATTAATGACACTAAACGATAAAATAAGTTTTAAATCCATGATGGATACGCTTGCATCAGTTTATCAAAAACAACCATTGGATCAAGATACATTAAGAGTTTGGTTTTATAAGCTTGAAAAGTTTGAATTTAATATAGTTACTAAAGCATTTAATAAGCATATTGATAGCAGTAAATTCTTTCCCAGTATTTTTGACATATTGCAATTGTGCAGGGAAAAGCCAATTGAATTTGCCAGGCTAGAAGCGCCAAAACTATCTAAAGAAGCGAATGCGGTTTACGCGGCAAATGTAAATAGATTTGTCCAGGACAATATGATTGAGGAAAAGAAATTAAAAGATATGAGGGCTTGGGCGCATCGAATTATTGCTAACCCAAAAAATTATCCATCAATCTCACTTGAATTCGCAAAGGAAGCTATACATGCAAAATAAATGGAGCAAAGTTAGTAAATATTGCATTGAAAGCAATAATTTTTATATATCACGATACATGCTTGCGGATGGCGCAGATAGATTTGTATTATGGGATGCAAATAAGATGATTAAAATACACGATAACGCAAAGGTGCTAAAAGATGAAGCAGAGAGAATTTATAGTGAGCAGTCAAAACATGCCCCAATTGATGATTTATTTGGAAGAATTAATCAAAGAAGGCAAGACACCGCAAGTTACGATCAAAGAAAAGGCTGACAAGGGAAGGTCGCTTGAAGCTAATAAATTCTTGTGGGGTAAGTTATATAAAAGCATTAGTCAATTTACTGGGTATTTACCTATGGAAGTGCATCTTTTATGTGGGCATCTTTTCTTATGTGAACAGAAAACTATTAATGCAGTTCAAGTTCCTTATGTTCGTTCAACGAGTGATCTTACAATCGAGGAATTTACATTTTACATACAGAATATTGAAAGTTATTTTGCCCAGCTAGGTTGGAGCATGGATGAATAAACCATATACATTTATAGATCAGGAAATGTTAGATGCGGCAATAAAAGCTTCTAAACATACAACTGTAAATAGAACTAAAGCTTCGCCTTACGATACAGTTTTGGGATTAATTGGTGAATTAATATTTGCTAAATGGTATTTAAAAGATTGGAAGCTTCATAATCTTTACGACACAAAAGGAAAGGTAGATTTTTTTGGTGAAATAGAAATTAAAACAAGCGCTCATCCTTATCAAGATAATTTACATTTATTAGTTAGAGAAGATTATGCTAAAAAAAGAAAGCCAAAATTTTATGTGCAAATATTGTTAGATATACCAAAAGAAATTAAAGAAATTAAAGCGGGAATGAAAGCTATATTAATTGGTTATGCGGTGCATGAACAAGTGGATGAAGCTCCGTTAAAAGATTTTGGATCAAAATTGGGCGGCCAAGCTGGTTATAAATGTCATTATGTTCCTTTTAATAAATTACTACCCATGCATTTATTTGAATTTTCAAAACAATTAAATTAAGGTAAATTATGATAGAATTATTGCTTGGCGTTATCATTATGATTATTGCCATTTATCTTATGAGTAGGTAATTTAATGCCAACTGCACCTCTTAACACCAAGTGTCGGGAATTAGGTTGCAAGAATGAAAAAACTAGCCGATCCACTTTTTGTTCTGATCATGGTGGGGGCGTAACAGAAAAAGGCAAAGAAAATAGTAAATTATATGCTACCGCCTTTTGGAAAAAACAAAGAGTTATTCAGTTAAGTAAAAATCCATTATGTTCGGCATGTTTAATTGAGGGTAAAGTGGTTCAAGCGCTTCATATTGACCATGTATTTCCTCACAGGCAAAATCAAAATAAGTTTAGAAGTAATCTGTTTCAAAGTTTGTGTGCGCCCCATCACACGCTAAAAACTCAAGAAGAAAACAAGGGCATTTATCTTTACTATTCACCTAATGGGATAATTCAATACAATGACACAGATTATGCCAAACAAATTGCTGACAAAACAGAATTTGCGTAAGATATATAAACTATGTGCATCGCTCCCGCCCTTTAATGAATTTCCTATGCCCCAGCCGCATAAAATTTCATTTAGTGTGATAAATACTAATGAAGTGTTTGGCTATTTTCATACAGAACCAATGCGAATTGAGATAGACAAGATGTGCGACACTTGGGATCATATATTTCAAACGATGATGCACGAGTGCATTCATGTTGCATTGTATAAAAGCAATCACCATGATTTTGATCAGCATGAAGCAAAGTTTAATAAAATGGCTAAAAGAATTTGTGATATGTATAAATTTGATATAAAGGAATTTTAATGAATAAAGTTATAACATTTATATTGGCGCTTGTTATTGGCGGATTATTAGCAATTATTTCAGACCAAGTATTTGCGGCTGATACTAATATTACTACAAATATGAAAGGCATGCCTGTTCCTTCAGCTATTGCGCCTTCTATTTCTACTATGAATCCCAAAATTTGTAAAACAGGTGTAAGTGGTGGAGCTAATACAGGTGTTGTTTCTATTAGCGGTGGATTTACAGTTGAAGATGAAAATTGTGCAAGAGTAGTTAAAGCTGAAACTTTATCTAATTTAGGATTAAAAGTTAGTGCGGTAAGCTTAATGTGTCAAGATGAAGCTATATGGGAAGCAATGGAAATGGCATCTAGTCCTTGCCCATTCGGTGGCGCTTTAGGCGATGTTGCAAGACGCGCTTGGTTTAAACGATACCCTGAAAGATTCTATAAGTTATATGGTTCGGACTTTAAGCTTCCTGTTATTGTTGATAAGCAGTAATGCTTATGCCTGGTATTGCACTTATGTTCCTGATCAAAATGGATACATAACAAATTTACAATGCTATGACATAGATGACGCAACTGCGCTTACAGGATATTGGTGTCCATATTATCCTAATGATCCAATATGTGCGCCTTATATTCAACCTGTTTGCACAGACGCTACAGAAACTAGAACCTTATCATGCGCTATAAATTATTCAGGTGCATTAAGTCAGGTTAGGTATTATACTTGTAGCGCAAGTAGTTGGTCGGTTTGGCAAGATAGTTCAAATAATTGTGTTGCTGATCCGCCAACTTGTGTATCAACAACAGAAACAAGGGCTTTATCATGCGCAAGTGGTTACGAAGGATTGATAACGGAATTAAGAATTTCCCAATGCTCCGATCCGTATGGTATGCCAACTTGGACATCCTGGTCGGAAACATCCAATACTTGCAAGATGACATTAGACAATCAGGACAATGTAACAAGCCCTGTGAGTGTAATAAGCCCTGTGAATCCGAGCGGAATACTCAACACAAGTGTTACGCCTACGATAACCGAATCTGTAATTGCACAGACAGATATTGTGCAGACATTCAGTAATGCATTAAATAGCACTACAAGCGAAGTTAAAAGTGAATCTAAAAAAGAAGATACCAAATCAGACGATAAGAAAGATGTAGAGATTGTTCCTGGATTAGGAATAGTTTTAAGTTTGGCTTTATTACAAAGCCCAAACAATTTAACTCAACCGAATATGGTTGATTCTTATAATTTAACACAGGAAAATGATTATGGACTTCAACAAGGAATTTATATGGGGCTTATCACTCAAACAAGTATTTCTGATAGGTTCAACGCTTATAGCAGTCGTAGGAACGCCGATTTATTATGGAATTACGACTTTCAACAAAATGCGTTCGGTCGTTGATTCATACGATGAAAGCAAAGTGCAAGCACTAGAAATACAAATGAAAGCTCAACAAGAGCGTTTATTAGCCATTCAAGATTCAAGCATTAGAATTAATGAGAAAGCATCAGACGCTATTGCATTAGCTCGTGAAACTTCAGCTATTGCTCGTGGATCACAAAGAGAAGTAGAAGCTTCATTAACAAGTGTTCGTTCTGAAGTTAAAGCTCAAATAGATGGCTTAAACACTCAAATGAAAGCTATACAAAAATCAATGACTAACCCAATAGGAAATTAATATGTTCTCATTATTATCATCAATACTAGGTTTTGCTACTGCTGGACTTCCAAGCATTCTTGGATTTTTTCAACAAAAAGGCGATCAAAAGCATGAGCGAGAAATGGCTCAATTACAAAATGCTCAACAAATGGCAATGGCACAGGCTGGATTTGTATCTCAAGAAAAGATTGCGGCAATTGAATTAGAAGGAACATACGCAGAAACATACGCACAAGAAAGACAAGCATTATACGAACATGATGCTAAACTTGTATCTGAATCTGCTCAATGGGTTAAAACCCTTAATGCAAGTGTAAGACCAATAATTGCATTTACTTTTGTAAGTTTACTATTGTTTGTAGATGTAGCAGGATTTTGGTGGGCAGTTAAATCTACAGGTGGATTTACACCTGAATCAATGGATACTATATTTTCTAGTGATGAAATGAGTATTGTTGGTTCTATTATTGGCTTTTACTTTGGCTCAAGAACTTGGGAAAAGAAATAATTGAAGGTATCAAATAAAGGCATAATATTAATTAAACACCATGAAGGTATTAGGAATAAACCTTATCGTTGCCCTGCTGGGCTTTGGACTGTGGGTGTTGGTCATCTTATCGGTGATGGTAAAACGCTACCAGCTTCATGGAATAAAACATTTACTAATGAGGAAATAGATGGAATTCTTAAACGCGACCTCAATCGTTTCGAGTTGGGAGTATGTAAGATGTTACCTAACCTGCGCCTTAAACAATCTGAATTTGATGCTCTTGTTAGCTTTAGCTTTAATCTTGGTTTGGGATGCTTTCAAAGATCAACCATCCGTCAAGCGATGTTACGCGGCAATAAAGAGGTTGCTGGTCAATCGTTGTTGAAGTATTGTAGGGCAGGTGGTAAGATATTAAGAGGACTACAAGTGCGTAGGCAAGATGAATATAAATTACTAATGTTATAGGATAAGACAATGGATAAGATAATAGATAAGACAGAGATATTAAGAACTGCTAATGAGTATATAAGTAAAGACCGACAGGCTACTCATGGACAAGCAGAGGATAATTTTGCTAACATAGGAAGGTTATGGTCGGCTTATCTTAATCACAGAATCACACCTCAAGATGTTGCAATACTAATGACACTACTTAAAATTGCTAGATATAAACACAGTCCATCTCATGTTGATAATGCTATTGATATGTGTGGCTACGCCGCATTAGCAGGCGAGTTAGGTCAAGGTGTTAATAATGAATCGAAGTAATACCGCTAACTTATTGAATAACTTAAACATTTTAGGGGTGCTAAACGAGCAAGCGCGTAACCAACCTTTCACAAAAGGGGTTTTTAAGGGGGGGTGTCTTTAATGAGCGCAAGAATACCAGCCGAAGTCCATTTAATTCATGGCACTAAAGGCGAAAAAATGGGAACGCTCCTTCCCGAATCTGTGAAGCGAAGAATTCCCGAATCCGAGTGGATGGACAATCCTGAAGCTTGGAGCAAAAAAAGATTTTACGATGAAACCTCTGAATATCTTTATGATGTTTATGGCATAGGCTCGGATCAAGAGCGTCATGTCCTAACTATGCTGACAGATCAGATTGACACTTATGTCGATTGCAATCGTCATATTGCAGTTGAAGGTTTAGTCACTAGCTTTAATGACGGAAAGACTATTGGTCCATCGCCTTATGTATCTATTCGCAAAGAAGCTCTCAAACAAATTATTCTTTTAATGAATGAGCTTGGACTTACTCCAAAATCTAGGCTTGCTAAAACTAGCGCAGTTCCTAATTCAATTATAGGTAAACTAATGTTAGGACCACAAGTTAAGAGATGAATTATTTAACAGGTGTTCAATATGCTCAAGATGTAGTTAAGGGCAATATTGAAGTTTGCAATAATATAAAATTGGCATGCCAACGCTTTATCAACTTTATGGAAGATAAGCATTGGGAATATGAGTTCTTTCCTGAATATGTCGAGCATGTATTAGATTTTGTTTCAGTCTTAAAACATACTAAAGGTCCTGACGCTGGGCAACCTATAGCTTTACAACCTTTTCAAATTTTACTTCTTTGCGGTATCTATGGATTCCGTCACAAGAAAGACCATGAAAAAAGAATGACAACTGATGTCATTGTTTTTATTCCTCGCAAAGCTGGTAAATCAACTTTAACCGCAGTTATAGGTTTATATGAATTAGCTTTTAATGAAGGCGGTGCGGAAGTATTTACACTTGCAACTAATCGTGAACAGGCATCTATTGTATTTGATGCCGCAAGATCAATGATTGAATCTATGCCAGCAGAAATTAAAGCCTGGTATCGCGTAAGCAAATATGAGATTGGCAAATCTAATGACAGTCAAACTATGTTTCGCGCTTTATCTCGCGACAATAAAAAGTCAGGCGATGGTAAGAATGCTTCTTGCGTCATTATAGATGAAGCCGCTCAAATTGTGGATCGTAACTCTATTGAAGTTATATTTTCAGGAATGGTTGCCCGAAAGAATCCATTAAGAATTTATATTACTACTGCAAGCTTTACAAAGGATACAAAGTTTTATGAAGATTTATCAGCATTTGAATCAATGCTTAATGGTGACGCGCCTGATAATGCACGCTGGTTTGGTTTACTTTATGGACTTGATGCTCAAGATAATTGGAAAGATGAATCAACTTGGGCGAAAGCCAACCCGATGCATGGGATATCAGTTTACCAAGAAGCCATTAAAGAACGATGTGAACAAGCTAAATTAAAACCTGCGGCACTTAATGAGTTTCTTTGTAAAACTCTTAATGTATATGTATCTGCTAACACCGCATGGATTGATAGAGATTATTGGGATAAGTCTATAGGTGAAGATAATGGCGATCCTGAAGAAGTATTTATTGGATTTGACTTGGCGGCAACTCGCGACTTAAATGCAGTTTGCACTTTAAAACGATATGCTTCCGATTATTATTATGCCGATTTCAAATTCTTTTTGCCTGAAGAAGCGTTATCCTTGATTCCAACTCATTATCGTGGTATATTTGACCAAGCCGTTCAATCTAAAATATTGCATATTACTGAAGGCAATGTTATGGATGATCGCGAGATTTCCGAATATATAAAACAACAAGCTAGTTTATATAATGTTAAAGAAGTAGGCTATGACGCTTACAATGCGGCTTCTTTAGTTGCTCGATTACACGATAATAGCATCCCTGTTAAAAAAGTTGGACAAGGCATGGCGGTTTTAAATAACCCATCCAAGCATGTTGAAAAGCTCATCATGCAAAACGCTATTAAACACAATGGCAATCCATTTGTGGGTTGGCAATTAGGTAATTGTGAAGTTTATACCGATGTCAATGGTAATATTAAGATTCGTAAGAATGAAGCAGATAAGTCAGCAAAGGTTGATGGTATAATTGCCCTTATTATTGCAATGCATTGCTCACTAGATCATCCATTGGTTTCTACATCATTTGGATTTAGAAGCATATAAAGGAAAAACATGGCTATAACAGATATATTCAAAAGAAAATCAAACGCATCCGCAAAAGAAAGTAATACTCTTTTTGGTCAAACTGCTCTTGGTAACAACATACTTCGCAATGTTCAAGGTCAAGCTTATC